CAGAGATGGACGACTTTATCGTCGAAGATAAAAGCGAGAGTGAAGAGGATGATAATGGAGAGAGAGCAGAGCCCATCGCCCGAGGACCAGATGCCACAAAGCGCCCCACCGTGGCTCCAGTACGCAAATCCGGAGCCGCAAAAAAGTAAATTCGAGGAGCTCATTCAGAACCCCCTTGCAGTCCTCGCCATTGGTATCGCCATCGGGGTAATTATCGTTTCCATGCGCCCGATTGTCGTGCAGTCGGCCTAGCCCGTTATGAAATAAAGGGGGGCGTTCCCGCTCGGGGAATCATTCCCCACAAAATCACCGATAGGGCCAATTTTCTTGGCATACACATCCTCTTGCAGGAATCCGACCCACGCCCCCTCACGGCGCTGGCTGTCAGTTTCCTTTAAGAAATCCGCATCGTAATACGGCGTACGTGGTTCGTTAGAAAGCCACGATGGCGTCTTTAACATAGGAAGAACCTCATAGGCCTTTGCAATGAGCCAAAGGACTACCAGGAGAGCGATCACGGTGAGAATCACCGCCATCTTATTACTTTGTCATATATTAATTTACTGCGGGACTACGTTGCCACCGGCGTCCACAAACTCCACCGTCATGGGGTTCTCGGCGGCGCGCTTCGCAATCTCTGCCGAAACCTCGGCGTCCGCCATCTTCACCAGATCCTCGATCGGCGTGTCGGGAAACTGCTGCTGCAGGCGCTCAAGAACCTCCGCGGGGTGGGGGATCGGCGGAACGTCCGGCTTGTTGTAAAACTTGGAGTTCTCATCTCCCGGCTCGATGTAAGGCGTGTCCGACCCCTCAATAGGCTTGGCGGTCATGTCGCGCTTGCGCTTCTCGAACATCGCGGCCGCTTGCGACTGGTTCTCGCGGTACTTGGTCATAATCTCCTCGAGCTTCTCGTTGGCGTAATGGGTGTCCTCAACCTTGGAGCGATCGGGGGGAATCAGCAGCCACTTGTACATGTCCACCACGTAAATATCAACGATCGCGTCCTCCCGCTGTAGGCGCTTGGCGTGCGTCGCAGCCTCCTCGCGCGTCGAGAAACAGCCGCGAATCTTCATTCCGAGGTGCTCATTCTTCTGCGGCATTTCTGGACCGACGAAAGAAACGCATGCAAAAAGCTGTCCTGGGACCGTGAGGTAGTCCTGCTCGAGAGAACCCATTTATAGATTCTGGGCTCCATCCTTTTAAGTAAAATGGAAGCCTTGCGCAAATTGCACAACGACAAGAAGCGCCAGCTGATCCGCACGTGGGTGCCTGCTGGATCGTTCGTCCTCGACTGCGGGTGCGGGCGCGGCGGCGACTGGTGGAAGTGGCAGGCGGTCGGGGCGCGAGTCGCCGCCATCGATCCGGACCCCGCGTCTCTGGCCGAGGCGGCATCCAGGGCGCGTGACATGAAGTTTGACGTGCGCTTTCTAGGCAGCGGTGACATCCGTGAGGCGGTCAGGGCGGGACCCTTTGATGTCGTCTGCTACAATTTCGCACTTCATTATATTTTTGAAAATTCTAAAATTCTCAAAGAGTCACTGGACGCCATCCAGCGCGCCGTCAGGCCGGGGGGGCTCTTCATGGGGATCACGCCCGAACGCGCGCGGGCCGAGCTTCTCACGAACCACGGGGAGTTCAGGGACCACCTGGGGAACACCCTCGAGATTACAGGCGACCGGCTGCTCGTGAGCCTCACGGACGGCCCTTTCTACGCGGACGGCCCTAAAAGCGAGCCGCTCCTCGTAGCCGATGTGCTCATCGCCCAACTCACCGAGCGCGGGTTCACGTGCCTCACATGGGAACCCATGCTGTCTTCACCCAACTGGTGCGTGTCGGATCTGTACTCGAGCTTCGTGTTCAGGAAAAATTCGTAGTCCAGTAATAGGATGGACGCGCGGATCGTCTGGGCACTAGGCATAGCTCTGATCATAATCATAGTCGCCACGAATCGTCCGCCTGATTTAATGGTTGAAATCAGAAGGCGGTACGCGAAAATCATGCGGGCCGTGCACGAGGACCAGAACCTCGACCCCAGGTGGGAGCCCGTGAAGAAGCCGGCAATTCTCACTGGCATGTGCGGCTGGGACAAATCCAAGGGGGCTATAGGCTATAACGTCAACAAGGGCTACGAGATATACCTGTGCATGGACGCGGATGCGTCGGATGAAACGAGCATTAACACCGCCATGCATGTGCTTATTCACGAACTGTGTCACTCGACGGTTCGGGAATACGAACATTCCGATTCTTTTTGGAAAAATTTTAAAGATTTTCGCAAGTACTGCGCCAAGCGGGGACTCTACACCCCCGGTGATGTCGGCCCCTTCTGTGGTGAAAACATCAAGGGTTGATCTAATTCAAAAAACGGTGAGCAAGGTAAAACACGAGGGCGGCGAGGAAAGCCGTGACGGCCATGGCGCTCATGGAGCCCGCCTCCACGGTGGGCATAAACTGCGCAATCTTCTCCTGCACCGGCTTGCTGGTCGACACGACCGCAGCCAGACCCGCGAGAACAGCCATGTACTGCTCGGAAGTAAGACCGAAGGGAATCTTACGCCCACCCTGTGGCTGCTGCTGCTGCTGCGGCGGCGGCGCTGCGAATCCCGCCGGGGACCCACTGTTCACCGACCCGAACGCCATGTCGTGCATCTGCATGGAAGGACCGGGGGGGACCACGTCGTCAAGAGCAGTCGAGAACTCCGCCATTTGATTTTGACCAATGTTTTTTTCCTCCTCAATTAAACCCGTGGGGATTGAAGACGTGATGTCGTTCGTGCTATTCGCATCGAAGGACTCCATTTACTTGGACGGGAGTTTCTTTACCTGGACCACTGACGCGCCGGGCTTGCGGGCGAGGGGGGTGCCGCTGGTACCGACGTGCTTGGGGTTGTAATTCTTCTGGTGAAACTGCCAGAATGCGGGCGATCCGCAGCGGAAATTCTTCCGCATAGCCGCCTTGTACCAAAAAACACAGTCGGTGATGTTGTTGGACTTGGACGTGTTGTCGAGCACGAGGCACTCGTAATTCTCCGTGCACGCGTCCATCACCTGGCAGAACTGATCAAAGGTGGGGAAAACACCGAAAAAAGCCTTGTACAGATTTTCCCGATTCTGACGGACGTTGTCGCGAAGCACAAAGACATAGTCCACGTTCGTCCGAATCATAGGCGTCATGTCCATGCAGTACTGGGTCGTCATCATGTAAAAAATCTTCCAGTGACGACCGTTCATGAAGAGCTGCCGGATGACCGTGTCACGCATGAAGCTGCGGTCGTACATACAGTCGTCCATGAGCAGGAAAACGGGGGTCGCCTTCCCCGCCGCCACGTTTCTCTTCTGGCGCTCTATAATCTTCTCAACCGCATCGCGGTTATAGTCACCGTAGACGAATAGGTCCGGTATGAACTGCTTATAGTGACCATTCCCCTCCTCCGTGCCTGACATGGCGATGCCCGAAGGGATCCCGCGCTTGTGCCACAGAATGTCAGTCACGAGAGTGGACTTTCCAGTCCCACGCTTCCCTATGAATACGCACACCTTGTCATCCGCCATCTTGCTCGGGTCGAATTTCTTCAATTGAATATTCATTCCTGATCTAGTCTACGAGTTTAGACGGCGCCGTCCGCCGCGGAGAGCCCGCGCTCCTGGTGGAAATAAGTTCTTCACTTAGATCAGGAATGTCCGCAGGGGCAGTGCAGCTTGCTGCAATCGGACAACAAGACGCGTATCTGACCGGGAACCCGTCCGTTTCGTACTTTTTAGGCGTCTACAGACGACACACCCCATTTAGCCTACAGGCCTTCAACGTGCCCTTTCAGGGGCAGCAAATTCAGTGGGGATCGCAGTCAGTCTGCAGAATCCCCTACAAGGGTGATCTCGTTCGAAGCGTCATGCTCGCCATAGAGCTCCCCGCACTTTCACCCACCTCGACCGAATACATCTGGCGCCTCCCCGTACGCCTCCAACGCCCCGTGCCATACCTATACATCAACGGTGATCTCGTAAATAAAATAGCCGTCAACCCAGTGTCCCTCGATATATACTCACTGGGATTCATGTATATATGGTTGGATCTATCAGGCCTCGCAAACTATGTCGAATACGATGCAACAAGAACGAAATTTTTTTTTAAAAATTGTTCAACCGTGGCGGTGGATGCGGTCGACGCCACCACCGTCGGTGTTTTCTTCGGTCTTGATCCGCAGGCATATTCACGATTCCCAACACCGACCACCGTGCAGTGGGACGTCTTCCCGGGCAGCGCGCACGGAAGCTCTGCAGATTTTTCACTCGCCCAGTCCGGGTGGGTTCAGGAGGCGGCCGCAGGACAAATCAACGCATCTGAAACCTACATCGCAAACGTGTTCGCACCAGTCACGCTGTCAGTCATCAACCCCTCACCAACGGGCGGCGGGTACTGGGCACAGTTTCTAGATCTCAATCTATTCGGCCCGCGCCTCGGGACATCCTCCCTCATGTCCGTGACAGCCGGAGGGTGCTTAAAATTCGCCTTTACCGGGACCTACATGCTCATCGCGACGCTCAACGTGTCAACACCCGTGGCGCGAATTGGGGTCGGCCACTCGCTCGTCGACGGCCACCCAATCGGTACCTGGTCTTGGAACGATCACAACTACGAAATTGTCGTCATGCCCATGCCGCAGACGCCCCTCGCCGTCATACCAATCACATGCACAGATATAAATCAAAATTATTTTATTGATTTGGAAACTCAGAACCCGACACCGCTGACTGTCGGAACCGTGGGACAGGGGACGGAGGTTTCCATCACGGACGTCAATGAATTTTATAAAATAAATACAAATCAAACTCTCGTCAACGCGACCGCCAACCTCGCCGTCAACTGGGCACAGACGGGATTCTTTCCGGATCTCAATGTTTCAAAAATTTCAAATACTTTTTCTTTTATTGATACCGGGCTCTACCACCTGAAGGGGACCCTGTACACGTCTGGGTCTAATATTTTTTCAGTCACGCTGAGCAACACCGCAGTTGGCGCCATAACCACGTGGAAAACAAACCAGACGCGCAGCCCCACGCTGAACTTTACGTTTCCAGTGCAGGTGTGGAATAAAAACGATAATTACAGAATAAGCGTGATAACCGACGCGGCAACCACGACCCTCACACCCGCCTCCTTTTTCGGAAGTGAACAGTTTGGAATCATATCACCGCTCGCCCAGTCAGATACAAACACGAAACGAAACGGCCTCCTTTTCCTGGGAAATCCGGCCCACTCCATCACGATGGGGACCACCTCGCCCGTGAACTTCAACACCGCCTTTCAACGCGTCGGGCTTTCACAGTTCATGACCGTCACCCCAAATGGAAATATTCAATTTTCCAAAGAAGGGTCCTACCGATTCATGATTTATTTCGAGACGGTCGGTGCGTACATCGCGGATTTACGCCTGTCAAAGAACAGCACCGACACGCACCCCGCGCCGGGTGATTACCAAACAACCAGTTTTTTGAATATAGGAACACAGGGGCCGTACACGATTGACGTGATTGCGCAATGCACGAACGCGTCGAACGTCTTCTTCCTCGACGTGACGACGGTCGGTACAGGAACCACAACCATAACAGCGAACGCGTATGCAACCGTAGTCTGCGTGGCAACGCCCCTCCCCAACACCTACTACTACGTCGACTCGGTGGGCACGTACATGATTGAAAAAGCAGAACTTAAAATAGGAGGCCAACTCATTCAAACTCTGACAGGCGAAGCCATCGAAATTTACAACGATCTCACGGTCCCCCAGGAAAACCAACCGGGGCTCACCCTGCTCACGGGCAAACTCGACGTGGCCGCGGCGACGCAGGACAGGAAATATTATGTAAATCTTCCATTCTACTTTTACGACGCATCCGAGCTATCATTACCAATCTGCGCTCTTCAGCGCCAAGACATGGAAATTTACGTGACATTTAGACCATTCGCGCGTCTCGTCGCAAAGGACGCGGTCGTCAATCCGACCAATATATCCGCATCCATGATTGTGGAATACGCCTACCTATCCGACCCAGAGGTGAACTGGATGAATTCACACATCCTTGATTACGTCATCACACAGATGCAATACGCGTCGTTCAACTTGGGCCAGTCGACAGTCTTGGATCTCGATTTTATGGGCCCGGTTCGCGAGATTTTCTTCGTCATACAAGACGCGACCGCCACCCCGTACGTCTACACCTCGGACCCGGGCACGGGCATCACAATCACCTTGAACGGTGAAGATCTCGTGGATCAGAGCACGTCTGATTCACATTTTCTAAACATAATAAACCCCCTCGAAAAACATACACGCCAGCCAGATCGCACCATATACGGGTACTCCTTCGCACGCAGACCACAGGACCCCAGACCGTCCGGATCACTCAACATGAGTCGAATTAAACAAAAGAAATTTCAAATTTTTCTTCCAAATACACAGGGTCTGGCAACAAAGGAAATCAGGCTCATCGCCGTATCTTACAATGTCCTGCGCGTGTCAAATGGGCTCGCGGGGCTCATGTACGACTAAACTTCTCAACTAGTACTAGATATGGCTGGACGCCAGGTGCTTGCACAACTCGGAACCGCCGACGTCATACTTTCAGGGCAGCCCGACATCACACTCTTCCTAGAACAATACAAACCACAAGGATTGTTCGCATCACGTGTTATCAACGTTCAGTTTGAAAACGAGCCGGCGTTCGGAACCGATTCGACCGTTGATGTTCCTTTGAGCGGGGATCTGATAACCTCCATGTACGTCCGCATGGACCTCACATTCCCCTACGGAACCGCATTCTACGACGCGGCGGGCACCCTCATGATCGAACGGGTCGAACTCTACTCCGGGAATCAGCTCATTGAAAGAATGTGGGGCGAATTTATCACGCTTCTGAACGAGGTGGAGGTGCCGTACGGACAGCAGCCGGGGCTGACCGAGATTATCGGCGGCTCACTGATTGGCGGGGGGAACGCCCCTCTTGCACGGTACACGATCCCCATAAAGTTCAAGTGCTTGCAGGCGGGTCTGCCCGTCACCCCCAACATGCGAGTCAGAATTATTCTAAACGATATTTCAAATTTTTGCACCGATCCAGCCACACCGATCAAAATGTCTTTTAATTTTTTTTCAGAATATATTTTTTTGAGTGAGAACGAGCGGGAGTACATACAGCGAAGGGGGCCGGTCATCCATTTAAGTGAGAACGTCCAGAGAGCCATGTACATCGCACCCGCCGGTACGTCAAACATTCGGTGCATGACCAACTTTCTGCACCCAGTCAAAGAACTATTCTTTACCGTGCAAAATCAAGGAGCCAAGGGGTTCGACTACCTCCTCGACTCGTCCAACATCGCCGGTCCATCATATTCTCTAAATTTTTCAAATATAAATCAACTCAATGCAATGGCCATGTATTTCAACGAGGCGGAGAGAATCGACCCCCTCATAGGAACCAACTTACTTCTCGGAACTTCACAATTTCTAGAATATCACACCCGCGTGCCAACCAAACCGTTCTACATGTACTCGTTCTCACTCGACCCGGAATCCCCAAAACCCTCAGGCGCTGTTAATTTTGGAAGAATTAAAAATCAATATTTTGATTTCTATCTGGCACCGCACCACCCAGGACTCAGGCAGGGGCGGGTCGTGACGATATGGGCGAGATACTACCAATTCCTCGAAGTTGATGGATTTAAAAAAATTAAAGTTATGTTTGACAACATGGATGAATCCGGACAAAGTTCTTTTATAGTTTAAAAGAATGGACCTGTTCCTCCCAGTCATAGAATCGTCGATCGTCATAGCGAGCCACTACGCCCACGCGTGCGGACGGGACACGGTGCTCGCCGAGGACGCGTGTTACGGCCTCATGTTCGCAGCACGCCACGTCACGGGTAAACAAATTGGATCATTTTTTCCAGAAATTTATGAAGAGGAATCCGAAGAGGAATCCGAAGAGGACGACGGCCAGGAGGACCCCCCGTGGTCGCGGTACGAAGGGACCGACGAGAAGCTCCTGCTCGTCAACCAGTGCGCGGACGAATGGGACGCGTGGGAGCCCGAGACGCCCGCGGAAATCGCGCTCAAGAATGCCGTTGAAAAAGCAAAGGAATCGTATGGAGGGTCCTGAACCCTGGGACCCCCACGAGAGCGCCCCGTGGGTGGACATCAGGGTCCCGGTTCCTTTTTCAAAAACAGAATTTAAAATTTTTAAAATTTCAGACTCGGATACAGAAAGCGACGCACCAATGTTCGACCGCGTGCAGTGGTCAGCCATCCCAGACGAAAGTGACTTTGAAGATGAGTAATGAAATTTTCTTTTGTAAAATTAATATGAACACACTAGCCTTCACCCCAGGACTTGTGATCAACGCAATTGCCCTTTGGTGGCTCGTCAGCCTTGATCGCAAGGGGTGCTCGTGTGGCGCGGATTGGCGCCGCCAGTACCTCAAGTATTGGTACGGCTTTGCACTCGTGGCACCACTCCTGCTCTTTATGATTGGCGATGGCAAGTACCTCGTGCCGTTTACGGGTCTCGTGGGCGTCGCCGGCCTGCTCGCGTTCTTCGCGCTCGCCAGTTTCCTGTGGGACATCGAGCGCCGCCCATGCCCGTGTGCCCAGGACTGGCGCGAAAAGCTCCTCCTCCTCACGACCATTCTCGGGGTGGTCGGCCTGTTCGTCGGAGTTGCGGCCGCTCTGATGGCAAGACGCCAGTAAAAAATTTCCTGTGCTCTTAGTAAAATGGCCAGCACCCTTGTTTCCGCAGCAGTCGAGGTCGAGTCCTTCGCGCTGAACGCGATCGTCGGTTCCCTGGCGTTCACCGCCTCCCTGTCGTGGCTGGACTTTGTCCGCAGCATCGTGGCTGGCCTGATCAACGTGCCCCGCAACACCAACTCCTTCTTCCTGATCACGGCGCTGCTCACGACCCTGCTGTCCGTCGTGGCATACATGCTCATCAAGTTTGCCGCACGCAATGTGGTCATCCAGAAGCCCGGTCAGGTCTATGCCGTGACCCGCTAGGCGTACAAATCAGGCACGGGGTTCGGTCTCAAGAACGTCTTGTAGCCCCAATAACCCATTGCAATTAAAACCAAAATAATGAGTATCGTCCACCGGCCGAAAGGAGTCTTTTTCGGCGGTGGTGGCGGTGGTGGCGGCTTGGCCTGCTCGTCAAGCATACGCTTGATTTCCAGGTCCGAGAGTCTTCTCGCCATGTCCTTCAGGTCCTCTTGCTCCTCTTCAGATTCGCGGTCCCGAATGTGAAGACGCAGCACAAACGCATTAGTTTCCCACCCCCTAAAGTTCACGGGCGCGCCGGCCTTGTCGACCCACCGGACCGTCAGCCTCTGCAGGCTTCCGATGGGCTCGGGGTACTGGACGCTCACGGAATAATCTTTGTTTTCATGAAAATTTTTAATACATCCAGAGCCGACGTCCATCATGACGGGCGCGAAGTTGCGGTTCGCGTTCGAGCCACTCACCGTGCCACTCACCGTCAGCGCCCCAGCATCCACGTGACTCGGCGTCCTGAGCTCGTCAATGTCCAGGAACACGTATTCGTTCAGGCTCATGTTCACGAGGGTCGAGGACCGTATGATGTACTTGGCGGCGTAGGCTGGGTCCGTGGGGCCTGCGAGGGCGGACGTGTACGTAGTGCCGCTCGTGAGGCCAAGCATCGTAGCAAGTTCCTGGGAATGTATGAACACAGTAAAGGAGGCTGCTGATGAAAACAGGAAATGACCCTCGTCTGGGAGATAGT